CTGGATGACTATGAGGAGGGGACGTTTACTGCAAACTATTCTGCTACTGGCTTGACAGTTACTCATGACATTACGACTGGCGAATATACAAAAGTCGGCAATCTTGTAACTTTTTACATTCTAGTTGGAACTGATGCTGTGTCTGGGACGGGCGCTGTTCAATTAAGTATCACTGGTTTACCTTTTACTCCTGCATCTGGTGTTTTACCTTCTGGTTCAATAGGTCTTGCTTATAGTTTTGCGGCTAATGAAAATAACATGAAATGGACGATTACGTCTGGAGGCAATCTGAACCTTTGGGATGGAGACAGTAATACAGCAGGTGTATTTCCATCAAACAAATTAGCAACTGGCACAAATGCAAACAGGTTAAATATTATAGGGCATTACTACACCGCATAACACCCCTGTTGGATCACAGGGTAGTCAGTCCACATAGCATAGGAGATAAAAATGCTAACAGAACGCACAGAACAGGATAAGATTGAGATCGTTTCGGCTCATAAGTTTATCCAAGTACGCACAGCAACCGTGATTGAACGTGACGGTGTAGAGATCAGCCGATCATTCTCACGCCATGTCGTTGCACCGGATGCAGATATCACAGGCGAAAGCGCAGAGGTTCAAGCCATCTGTGCAACCGTACACACACAAGCGGTTAAGGATGCTTACGCCGCCCATCTAGCCGCACAGGAGGTTTAACCTATGGCCGTAACTTACACTTGGACTATCCCCACCTGCGAACACGACATCGCAACAGGTGGAATTAACGTAGTACACTGGCGCTGCACAGGCGTAGACGGAGATCACTCTGCGTCATCCTATGGCACAGTGGGCTTAACACCTGACCCATCTGCCGCTGACTTTGTTGCCTACGCAGACGTGACTGAAGCACAGGCGCAGGGCTGGGTCTGGGCCAGCGTATCACAGGCTGATACGGAAGCTGCTATCGCTGCAAAGATTGACGCATTAATTAACCCAACCGAAGCCTCGGGAACGCCCTGGGCTGCTTAACTTAACTTAAAAGGAGATCACTATGACTGAAGACAAAAAGGTCATTACGATTGACGACATCGAGTACACTGAAGATCAACTGTCAGACGAGGCAAAGCTCTGCATCAATCACATTGGCTCATTAGATCAGAAGATTGGTTCAGCACAGTTTAACCTGACGCAGCTTCAAGGTGGCCGTGAGTTCTTTGTAGCGCGGCTGAAGGCAGCACTGAAACAACCGGAAGAAGAAGATGGATAAAAGAACAGCAGCAGCAGCACATGAACGGATCGACAACATGGAGAAGCAAGTAATTGCAATTCAAACTGAAATGAAGATCCAATTCAAAGATTTGTTTGGTCGCGTCAAACGAATGGAAAGCATTATGCTTGCAACTACAGGCTCAATCATTGCTCTCTTACTCGCAGTCCTGACGAAGATGGGGTGATGATCTGTGTTCTCGCCTTTGTTTCATTCAACCACGCTTGGACACAAGGCGGGAACCAGTTGTTTCAATACTGTTTCTATAACTGCGGCACTGCAACAAATGGTTTATGGTATGATAGAGTTTATCGTGTCAGCTATTTGTTTGTCTGCCCAGCGAAGTTTGTTGAAACATGATTGATCCTATCTCAGCTCTTTCAATCGCGGCCTCTGCTGTATCAAGCGCAAAGACTTTGCTGGCTGCTGGTCGCGATGCGTCAGGCGCACTGAGTAAGTTTGCTGGTGCTGTGAGTGACGTAAACTACGCGGCCGAGAAAGCGAAGAACCCAAGCATTTTCGCATCACTCACTGGGTCTGCTGAACAGGCTGCGATAGATGCCTTCTCTGCGCAAAAACGCCTTCAAGCTATGAAGAAAGAGATTGAAACAATCATAATGTTTCAGCACGGCCCAAGGGGTTTGGAAGAATATAAAGACACGCTCCGTAAGATTAGAGAACAGCGAAAGAAGACCGCGTATCGTAAAGCTGAAATCAAAGAAGCACTTATAATGTGGGTAGTTGGCAGCCTTATCGTAATGTCTGGTATCGTTGGGCTTGCGGTTGCTCTGTATTTTATCGGTAAACAACAAGGGAAATGGTAATGGCACACACAGTACTTGATAATTGGAAAGTTCTGCCACGCTTGATGATGCTGGCGGTCACTGTGCTGACGTATCAGGCGGTGCATTGGTTCATGGGGCTACCTGACCCTAGCGTTGCACAGAGCGGGCTTGTAAGCGTCTGTATGGGCGCTCTCACAGGGTGCTTTGGTATCTGGATGGGCAAAGAGTCCAAGACTACAGTTACAAACACAGCTTCATCGTCGAAGGTAGAGTATGAGGTGGACAAATGATACAGGCTCTGATCGGCCCATTAGCTAACTTAGCCGGAGGGTGGCTGGATGCAAAGACTACGAAGCAGGCTGCTGAAGCCAAGCTCAAACTAACTGAGGCGGAAGCCAAGGCAAAGATCATGCTCTCTGAGCATACGAGCGTTGCCGATTGGGAGCGCATCATGGCAGAGGGCGCAAAATCAAGCTGGAAAGACGAGTGGTTTGTTATTGTCTTGTCGATACCATTGATCCTGGCGTTTATCCCTGGCGCAGAAGGCTGGGTTGACCGTGGGTTTGAGCAGCTTTCCAAAGCACCCGACTGGTATTTTTACAGCTTAGGTATCGCAATCAGCGCAAGCTTTGGTGTGCGCGGTGCGCAGGCTTTGTTTAAGAGGAAATGAAATGACATACAAACTATCACAACGTAGCCTTGACCGAATGGAAGGCGTAGACGAGCGTTTAGTTGCCGTTGCTAAAGCAGCCATAGGCCATACAAAAACCGACTTTGGTGTGATCTGTGGGCTTAGAACCATTGAAGAACAGCGTGAGCTTTATAACAAAGGTGCGTCAAAAACTATGAAGTCTAAGCACATTGACGGCAACGCTCTCGACCTCATGGCTTATGTAGGTTCTCGGGCATCGTGGGAAATAAAGTTGTATTTTGACATTGCTGATGCGGTTAAACAAGCTGCTATTGACGTAGGTGTTAAGGTGTGTTGGGGTGCTTCTTGGCATATCAACGACATCCGAGAGTGGGATGGAACAATGGAAGAAGCGTACAATGCCTACGTTGACTTGCGCCGCAGCCAAGGAAAATCCCCATTTATTGATGGACCTCACTTTGAGTTAGTTGTATAAGATTCGAGTGGGTGGCTATCATCACAAGTAAAATCGACTTGCCGTAAGTAGTGCGACGGTGGTTGTTTAGCCTAGGATGACGTTGCTACCAAATGTGCCAGCATTCCTTTCAACGGCCACCCACACGACCACCTCAAAATATGATACCTACAAGGGTCATCAGACCTGCACCACATATGAAGCCTACGACAGCGCCGATAGCGCCAGCGATCTCAATCTTCTTATCAATCTCCTCTTCGCTCATAGCGTTCCACCTACCTTAGTTTTTTTCTTTATGTTGCGCTGATGATCCTGCCATTTGGCTGCGTAGATTAGCTCATGCTTTACGGAATCATCCAGATCGCTCTGAAGTATGTCCCGAAACCGATTTTTTAGCTTTCTTTTGTAATGGCCCTTTGAAGTATCTCGCCTAATGCGAACAGGCTCTCTAGCTGCTGCTTGAGGTTGTGCCGGTTCTGTTTTTTTGCAGTCTCGATCATGATTGATAATTGACGTTGGCTTCGGGCCAATGCCTGCTTGCCTTCTTGGTTCATCGCTTTTGTGCCTTCCATCGATAAATTTTATCCCGTATTTTTTTGCGATCTCAACAACAGTTTTATACGGTATCGACATAAGAGCAGATGTTTCTTTCTTTGTCAGCTTCATTTCTGCTGCCTTGATGCACCTGATAATGTCTTTACCGTTCATTTCTTTTTCCTTCCGTCTAGCTCCCAGGTGATATTGTACTTGCGGCAGAACGCGCTGAGTAAAGCCTGCGACATCTCTAGGCTTTCCGCTGCTTTTACTTGCGTCACTTGTCCAGCAAGATCTTCAACCACGCCAATCAGCTCCCGCTTTTGACGCGCCTTCATTTGTTTCCAGGTCTCCATCATTCTTTTCCTAACTGTGCGCCCAATACCTTGAGGCAATTCTTGTATCGCTTGTCGATCTCTTCCTTGAACCCATCGGAAAGCGTATCGATTGACTGTTGGTTCTGCTCGATCAATTCACGCAGCATTGTCATGCGTTCCCGTGGCGGGATAATGGTCCCCTCTTTGGTGGCTTCCAGTTTGGTATAGGCTGCAATTAGCTTGATGAGATTGGCGGTAAACTCTTGAGCGTTTCCCGATCCTTTCTCCTGGCCAATGTGATTTTTCAACGTAAGCAGATCCCCGGCTGGTGGTGCTGGTGGCGGCTGCGTAGATTGAGCCTGCTGGCTTTGTGCTGCTGCCTTGCGCGGTACAGCATCGATCTCATTGAGGCTGGCATATGTGCCACCATGCAAGCCAATGGATGCCAGAGCGCGGCCTATGGCGCTGGTTTCTGCGTTCTCCAGGGCGCTTGTCTTGTTGACGTTACCCTGGCCCCTGATTTCTTCAGCCATGCCAGAGCCGACAACCATCCCGGCGCTGTTGGTGATTGATGCCTTGACCACAACTCGCTTGCCATCGTCTGTAAGGATCTCGGTGTTAATCCCGTGATCGGTTCCGAATGCTTTGCGGAAGGCTTCAACACGCACAAATACCTCTGTGTATTTCTTGCCGCCGCGCTGCGTGACGCCATGGGTGCGATTGAGATCGTTTACCTCGGCCATTGCTTTTTGTAGTTCGCTCATTATTTGATCCTCACTGTGACAGACGCGCTGCCCATTTGATATTCGCAACCGGGTACAAGCTCCCCTGCATCCATCTGCTTCTTGATTGCTGCCATGTCTGGCTTGACTGTGACTGTTGTTAGCTGGCTGGGAATTTCGTGCGGATCTACTACCACAACTTTTTTGCGTGGCTTGGTCCGGCTAACTGTTCCTAAAGCGTGTTGGATCTTAGTCTGACCCATTGCATCGAGCAAGTGGCCGATCGTGATCGAGAGAGCTTCCTGTTTTGCTGACATCCGTTTTGCTCTGGCCATGTAGGTCGCAGCTAACTCTTTCAATGCCCCTTCGTCGATTGAGCATTCAAAGCGCTCTTGAATAAGCCTGCCTAAAATGTCCATCGCATCGGTCTCACCGTCCAGCGTGTCCAAGAATGTGTCCTGATCGTCTCCGGTCAATAGCCTGATGCGATCGGCCATTTCGCGGATTTCCATTAGTTTAAAAAACATATTGTTCCCCTTGTTTTGTGACGGCCCAAATGATCTCGCCGTTGCCGTACTGGTTTTTGTGACGCCGCCCGGTGTCCTCGATTAGTTCCATCTCTTGCAGTTCCGTTAGTCGTGGTCTTATGCTAGTGATAGGTAGCCGCAGAGAGGCGCTTATCTGCTCCCCTGACCCTCCTCCCAGGGTCGAAAGCGCTCGCAGGGTGTCCAACCGCCTGCCTGTGACCTTTGCGGCCGCCTGATGCGCCGCCGCGATCTCTGTGTCCCCAGCCTCGCGGTGGTGCATCTTTTTTATGTTCACTTCATAAATCTTCATCGTCTTGCTCCTCGAATATTGCGCCCTCTCCGTTGCACGTTTCGCATTCAACCGGATCTTCGTAAGGCTCACCGATATCCCGGCTGAAGCTCTGTCGCCGGTAAGTGACCTCAACAACCTTGCCATCACCATCGCAGTCCGGGCATACCTTAGAAGCCCTTTCGCGCTGGTCTTGAAATATGTCTTTCACTCTGCCCATCACAAAATCCCCGCAAAGAAAAACAGAAGATAGAAGGTGAGAAACAGGCTCAACACTCCGATGGTATCTTTTAGCCACTCTTTCCAATCGTTCATGATTTTACTCCTCAATTATGATTTTTATTAAAGACCAACAAAACATTGCCGATCACTTTGCTGCTGAAGCCGGTGACGTTCATCAACTTATCGATAAAGAATTGTTCTAAATCGTCTCCGTTTTTAAACTCCGCGCGATAGTATGGCTCACCGTGCTTATTAAACATTTTTTCAAAGTAGGCATCTAAATGCTTGGGTGCATCAGACATCCGCTCGACCATGTTGGTATAATTAACTGACATTTTTGCTCTCCTTTTGACTTAATGATGCGCCCGAAGGCGCACTGTTAAATCAAGTAGGCTGGGCCGGTCCATGTAACTCCCTTGAGGTTGCCCTCGATGATGTTGCCACGCGCCCGGTTCCGTGTTGGCGATGCCCAACTAGCAGGGTAAAGGATGTCGCCTTTTTTAAACTTGGGATCATCATCAACATTAACGATGAAGCCCCAAACACTAGCCATTGGAGTGCCGCCGTTGCTCTTCATGATCTTGATGTATTTCTTGCCCTCCTTGTAACCTAAGCCGCTGTTGAAGCTGTCGATCATTTTTTCCTTAATGCTATCGTCAGTCCACATACCCCAGCCTGCGTAATCAGCTTTAATAAAGTCGATCAATTCTTGTATCTGTTTTTCCATTATGCAGCCTCCTCTTTTTCAAACCATTCATTGGGCCAGTCGTAATCATCGGCAAAGTAAACCCCGATACCGGCGCTCTGGATCTCGCCGTAATGTATGTCGCTCATTTTGCCGTGGAACTTGCTTCCGTCACTCCACTC